ACACATGGAAGAATACCTTTACCAGCACCCGTAAACCCATAAATCGAGTTCATACTGATCTTATAGGCGAGTTGTTTTCCGTTGTACACTTCCTTCATGAAACCTGTCGCCGAAGCCATATCCTTCTTTGCCTGTTTCCTAAACTGTTTAAGTTCCGCCAAAATACTGGGAAGGAGACTGGGTACATCTTGTGCAAATTTATACACATTCCCATTCAAATCGAAGGTTTCGTAGTTTATACCAGGGATATTACCATATCTTCTTTCGTCCATTACAAACGTGGAATAACAGAGGTTATGTGCCATCATGATCGATGGGTAGAGACCCTCGAAATCGAGAGCAGTGATTGGTGTATAATATGCACCAGCCTGTGCCTCTAAAACTGTCGCACCCTCGTAGGGTACAGGTGGAATGGATCCGTATCGGATCGTTGGAACCATAAATCCCATTTCACGAGCCTTTTTAGTGAGTTGACTAAACACTTTGATCTGTTGCCCACGTTCCACAAGGAATGAGATGGGTACCCATGTCGCTTTCGCCATCTCTAACAGGTTAAGGAGTGTACAGAGACGTTTCACGAGTCTATGTGGAAGTAATGTATCCTTGATACAATACTCTGCGACATCTCTGAGTTTGACGGGGTCACCTTCCGCGAAACGAGCAAACATCTCTTTGGGTGACATATCGATCTTTTGATCACCAAGGTAGTGTTTGGAGACATTGTTCAGTTTATAACTGTCGAGCTTGTACCCCTTTTTCACTTCATGAAAGAGATCGAATATGAAACGCCCAGACATTGGGAGAAGTTTTAGCATGTTATCACCTAACGCACTAGATGAAAGACGTTTATAAACCATTTCGGATTCTTCGTTCTTGAATCTCCCAAGATTGAAGAATGTTCGGGAACACCCAACCTTTATAGCACGTTTATAAATGTATTCAAGATCGAAGCCAAAGATATTCCAACCGGTCATGATGTCGATGTCTTGTGTAATGATATAGTTTCGGAATGCTTCAAGCATTTCTTTCTCCGTATCATAGCTTAAAATAGTAGATCCGTCCAGGTCTGCGTCGGTCTTTTTGTAACAAAAACATGTTTTGTCGTAGGGTTCGTCTGTGTCTGGTGTGCATAGGGATACAGCAATCTGGAAACACGCATCACCACTGATATCCGCATTCGGAAATTTACCAGTAGAGCTATTAGACTCGATATCAAACGATGCCACGACAAATGGTGCGACGTCGTCACTTTTGATAGGTGTCATTGTTTCCCAGTTATTGCAGAATAAGTCGATAGTCACATGTGCCAGGTTAGACCGAACACAGTCCTTTCCTGTATCTAACCACCCCGTCGATTGGATTCCAGTTCTGTGCATCATGCGAAGAATTGGATCAAGGTTGGACTCATACACCTTCAGGGGAAATGGTCCACTAGAAAGTTTCAATGGACTCTTCAGGAAATAATCAGTATTTCTTCTTTTTTTCAGATTAGAAAAGGTGACCCGCATGAATAGAAAGTCTTGATTATTCTGGAAACCCCAAATGTCCTTGGACTTTACAACAGTGTAACCGATACACTTGTCTTTGATATGAGCGTAAATCTCTTTTGCGTATTTGATATCAGGAAGCTTGATATAAAAGTATGGCTCGAACGCTGTCGTCACACATACAGATTTACCGTCTTCTGTTTTACCAAATATACTAATAAGATGATCTTCGTCTTCGTCTCGTGCTTCCCATGTGAGTGCTTGAAAAACGACCATACCTCCTTATGTATACTTTGAGCCAAATTTTTAATATCGTTTACTAGTAAATGTCAGCTGCCTTGATTGACCTCGTGTCCAAGGGTGCCCAGGATGTCTACATCACTGGTCAACCTGAAGTCAGTTTTTTCCGTCAGACCTACAAGCGTCACACTAACTTCTCCGTCAAACCCGAACGCATTGACTACATCGGTAGTTTCTCGTCTGGTGCTGAAGTGACAATCCCCATCAAGTCTAAGGGTGATCTCCTCAGTTATGTATGGATTGAAGCCCCTGGTATCGCCGCCACGGGTGATAACACTACCGGCCTATTCTCTAAGGACTCCAGTCCTACTGAATTTCTCCTCTACATCGGTGGACAACAAGTGTGCCGCCTCGATTCTCTCTACGTTCAAGGTGTCCATAACGTTCTTTACAACGAAACACAGGCTCGTGCCTCTACTGCCGTTTCCACTGCGGAAATGAAGCATAATGCGAGGAATACCGCGGAAACAGCCGATCACTATGTGATTCCCTTCTTCTTCAGCCAGGACTGGACCAAGTCTCTTCCTCTTGTGGCTATGCAGTACCATGAAGTTGAGATTCGAATCAAATGCCGTGACGGTACCTTCTCCTCTACACCAAAGGTGTTTGCCATGTATGCCTATCTCGACACCGAGGAGCGTAAGTTCTTTACCGATAACGAACACGAGATTCTCATTACACAGACGCAGCATCAAATGGTTGGCTCGACCGATTCCGAAGTCGATCTTACTTACTTCAACCACCCCACGAGTGCTCTCCACCTCGTCTCTGCGAATGTTGGTGCCGCGTGGGACACTGCTTACGGCTTCAGTGACGCGACTTTATACATTAATGGTACACCCCTCTCGGAGGATATGTCCAGTGAATACCATCACAGTGTGGTTCCCAAGATGCACTGCCAGAATATCCCCGACGATCTATTGGAGACTGCTCCGTTGTACACCTGGCCTTTCTGCCTCAACATCGGTAAGTCTCAACCTTCAGGGTCGTTGAACTTCTCGCGTATTGACACTGCTAAGGTTGCTCTCCGTGGTGTCACGGGTGGTAACGCCACGCAACGTATGTATGCGGTCAACTATAACATTCTTCGTATCAAGAATGGTATGGGTGGTGTTGCATTCGGTAATTAAGTACTACCTAAGTGCTCTATATATAATAGGCTATAAGAGTAATGGATGGTTATAGCACACTCTATTATTGTCGTGCATGTCAAAGAACATATGATGGGAACGCCCAGTGTTGCTTTGAGATGGATCATGTAGAAGTTAAATGATTACTGAATCTTTAGCAACACGTTGTGTTTTCAGTATTCTTTCTAAACGTTGCTTTTCCTTTCGCATAAAAATTGTTAACTGATCTACTTTACCCGCGAGTGTTACTCTCCCGTAATGTTTGTAAGCGTTTACATTTTCAACTCGTGTCATGTCAACCCATATCATCTTAGTATCAAGTGTCTTACTATGATGTATTGCTAATACGGCTGCATCTCGTTTCATTTCCTTAGGAACTTCATCTCCTTCATACTGTAACACAACATGAGCACCTGGATACCCACTCGCATGCATCCACCAATGTTTCGGGTTACTTGATTGTGTTAGTATATCATTCTCTTTCGCATTTTGACCTATGTGTACAACCACGTCATTTGATACAATGTATTCTAACATAAGTTATATAAAAATGACATGTTTAACTATATTAAATGAGTCTCACTCCCATCAAACTCTTGAGAAATGGTCCAAACAAAACAAGACTCTTGAAAATAAAAGAAGAAACTGCTGATATCGATATGATGGATTATATCGAGTCTCGTATAAACACGAACACAGCCGCTCGAAAACTGATGGCAATCGAAGACGCGACGGAAATGGCAAAGCAATTCCTTCTGGACGGAACTGTACTTGAACGCATCGGTGACGCGATAAAAAAAGAAGCAGAACATACTTTAAACTTTTCATGCCGACGCGAAAAGGGTCCACGGAAGGGTATAAAGTACATACAACTAGAAAAGAAATACCCCAATACACAGGAAGGACATTTCGCGATGGCAAAGGTGAATCATAACACCAAGACTGTGGAACTCTACGATTCCATGGGGAAACAGAATCCAGAATTTAAAAAAGATTTACGTAGCCAATACACTAACTATACCATTATTCCCAAGGGACTCCCTTTCCAACCTTCGGGTGGGTTTGTCTATAAAACAGCAACAGAATTTAAGGTGAAGGCGAAGGCTCGATTTAAGACAGATGAAGCATTGATGAAGTCCTTTGAAATTTCACAGTATGATGAATTGTCACAGCATCATTTCTGTTATATTGAGGCGTTTATTATACTTATGAATAAAACACTTGGTACTCCATTGGGACCATTGGACCCCCGCGATAGACTCCCCTTCGTCAAGAAGGTTGTTTGGGGTCTTGTTCATAAATTTATACCAATGTCGAAAAGAAATACACCCGAATGGAAGTATTTTGTTAAAAATTTCAAGTATTATATGACTGTCACGGATGACAAGAACCGTCGCCTCAAACTTCAAGACATTGTACAGATGTCCCCGAATGGAATACGCCGAAAAGTTGTGAAGATGAATCTTCCCGATAACATAACGAATAAAACAACATTAAAAGAAATTGTATCCGTATAATAAATGCATGTCGTATTACAACCGAGTCCATCAGTCGTACATAAATTTAGAGTAACTCTACCAAGTAAAAGAGCGATTGACTTTGGGAAGGTTGGTGTTGAACATTATACGGATCATGGAAATGCTCGTCTCATGCGTGCACAACTTATTAGAAAGGGTGCTATAATTCCTCGGGAGCTGCGAATTGAAACAGAATCCATTGATATACATCGTGGTATGCTCTCAATTAAAGAAAGTACCAAGGAAGATTGGGAAGATTTCTTCAGGGCTGAATACTGGGAACGATGGCTACTTTTATCCTACCCAGATGTCAATAAGGCCAAACTCTATATGACTATGAGCCAAGGTATACTTTTTATGCCTACAGCCGAGGACTTCTGGTATTGTGAAAATAATCATGGTATATTGTAATATGAGTTGTATCGTTGGTCAATCTAAACGAGAAAATAATGTCGAAATAGAACCGATGGGGTGTAGGCCAGTGAGTTCAGATAGTTGTAAGTCTGGCTTCATGGCACCAAGGGAAAGTATCACAAAACCCAAGGATTCTTTGGATCAGTGTTGTAAATGTAAACCGGGTAAACCTTGTGCATATTGTATTGACCCTTCAAAATGCACAGAGGAGGAACAGGAACAGTATATGGCGGAAGAAGACGATGAGTGTTTTTCTGAAGATACGGGACTGTACGAACCAACACCACCAGAAGAACCCATGGAAGAATATGTACCTGAAACAGTAGAAGATGAAATGAATACTAATAATTTAGTCTATCTAGTAGGTGGAAGTGTGTGTTTATTTTTAGTCATACTCCTCTCATTGACCCGTTGAATCCGAAGTGGGGATAACTAATTGACCAATACGATCACCTTCTTTAATATTGTAATCTGAACCTGTCATATTATGTATATGTAAAGTAGTTGCATTTTCGACACCCTCTTCAACTGTTGAAGATGATATTATGATATGAGGTATGCTATCTATTAGATGTACGATGTATTCAATTTTTTCAGGTGGCATTTCAAATGTGCATGTATATGGGATATAAGCATGTTCATTTGGACGAATAGTATAATTCGCAGGACTACGGATGTCATTTATTGAATTAAAATATGTTATAC